GCCTGGATGAATACATCATAAAGCTGATAGTTGGTCATTCTATCGAGGATGTGACAGAAAAAGTTTATACACACAGAACTTTAAATCAATTAAAAGAGGAAATAGAACTGATACAATAATAGCCAAAACCCCGGGAACATATAATCTCCCGGGGCAATTATTTGTGTTCTACGACTGTGTTCTACCTGTGTCTTATTTGTGTCTTACGCACTAATTTTGGCACATTCCAGCAGAAACAGAAACCGCATAAATACTTGCTTTTTTAGAACTTACCAGCCTTTGCAGCTTCCTCAACAGAAACAGAAAATGGCTTAAAACCTTACTATTTTAATGGTTTTGTGTCTTGTATGTGTCTTACCTCGTTTCTCTAAGGTATCCTGTTCTTTCCTTATTTATATAAGCACTTATATATTATCACAATACTAAGCTGCTGGCAATGTCAGAGACTGTCCAACATGAATCGTGGTGCTGGTGATCTTCGACAAGCTCATGATCTCGACATATCGGCTACCATTCTTCAGATACTTTGTAGCAATATCCCATAAGGTATCACCTTTCTTGACGGTGTATGTCTTTGTCTTCTTTGCTGCCTCATTCGCTGATGCGTTCGTGCCTGGAATGCTGAGAACTAAGCCCGGATGGATTGTTACGCTCGTTAATGAGTTAAGGCTCATGATTTCCCTATATCTCGATCCAGATCCGAGGTACTTCTCTGCAATTCCCCAAAGCGTGTCGCCTTTCTTGACCTCAATGGTCTGGTATCCGGTATCATTATCTTTTGTGTCTGCTTTAACATTGTCAGCATATGACGGCACACCATATCCGATGATGTACGGATCATTTAATAAGTATTTGCGTTCGTGAACGGCATCTGAAGTATTTCCCTCTACTGTATATACATATGTAGATGTTACTTTCGTCACAATTCCAACGTGCGACGGATCTTTCAGCTTATGTCCCTTTGAGAAGAAAATCAAAATGCCCGGAACTGGTGTGTATGTGCCACCATAAGCCTTTGCATTCTTCCATCTGCCCTGCTTGATGAACCACTTCATCCCAGCTGTGCAACTTGCGAATCTTAAGACAACCTCTTTTGCGATTCCGCATACGATCATAACCCATGAAACAAAGATGGCGCACCAAAATACATTCATATTGAACTTTGATTCAGTTTCTTCGTTATATACTTTGATGTACTTATCATCACCATCCGGCTCACATGTTCCGATCTGGCTCTTTGCTGTGCTTATAATCTTGTCAACAATACTCATATTCTATTCCTCACTTTCTGATTTTTTCTGCAATATATCAATAGCCTTAGTAATAACCGCTGGGAGTGGTACACCCATAAGACCAGCGTTTTCGACAAGTGATATCAGTTCGTTTGCAATGAATGCAATGATCACCGCATCTCTGATATAGTTTGTTCCGATAATCAAATCAAGCCTGTACGACACAAGAACAAATACAAGCGTCATGCATTTTCGGCACAGACCTTTCCATCCCGCCTTGCTTTCAAGCGAGCCTGTATCTGTCTTATTGCTTTTGTGGAATACTCCTGCCACCACCAATCCTGATACATAATCAAGCCCCATGAAAATCAAAAGAGACACCAGTCCGGTATCCCATCCTCCAAACAATGCTGCTATTCCGGAGCCAACCGCTCCGATTACTGTACATACAAACTGTTTCATATAAAACCTCCTTTAGATACTGTCATACGAAGTTAAATCGATTTCACCATATGACTTTATAACTCCAAGTAATTTCATTAAAAATTGGTTATAGAATTTAATAGCACCGTCCAAATCCGTTGCACTGAATTCTTCAAGTGATAAATCCAATTCTAACAATTTTTGTGCGTTTGAATCACTTCTGATTTTTTTAAAATTCTTTTTGTCAAGTGCTGCAAGTGATGTAACTTTTCCAGCAATTCCATCCATGATTTTATCAATACTTTCTATATGCTTATCAACAACATCTGTATTATATTTTTTTATAGCAGAATCAGCATAATTGACAGCTGCATTATTACAACGAGTCTCACATTCTGATATGACATTATTCGCATCATTCTTGTTATATGTCTCTGTCTTATTGTACACCTCGCCTTTTTTATATGTCTCTTCCCTATTATATACCTCACCTTTGTTATATACTTCTTCCTTATTGTATACCTCCTCTCTCGTATAGATATTACTCAGATTTGGATACAACTTGTTAAAAAGAGGTGTAACTGATTCTATATTTATGCCATTCAAACTGATTTCATAAAGTGGCATGTCACACACATCTGCCCCCCAGTAAAGATGTCCACTAGTATAAGATGGTCTTTCTGCTTCGCCGGTTGATACAACTCCTTTTATAACCTCAAGCGTTACATTTTCAATTCCGGTATCTTTTCTATATCTTGCGACTACCAAATCTTTACGATTATATCCCGGACTTCCTGAGTCGATCTGCAGATCATCATAGTTGCCCGGTTCAATTCTTGCATGGCAGCCATACATCACAAGCTCACCTGCAGCTATTCGGCAAGTATTTGCATCAATCATCGTTGCTTTTAAACATTCACCGATTGAAAGCACATATGTCTCAGTTCCAAATATTCCCATATGTAATGCACGATCATCATCTGAATTAACATGGTTCGTTCCTGTTTTTCCTGTTATTATTTTCATTGCTTATCCTTTCCGTGTAGCATCTCCTACACTATATGATATATCAACGGTATCATCATTTAACTTAACTATTATGTTTGTAATACTACTTATCACATAAGCATCTGTCACACTTTCATATCCGCCTATAACATCACCTATATGTCGCTCAGTATCACTACTTGTAACTGCAAATGCATCAGATCCTATCAGTTCTTTCAATCTCTCTGTTCCACCAGAGACAAGGTCCTCAACAGATTTCGCAGATGTGTTCTCATAAGTACTCACATATTCCTCCACTCCATATAGGCTTTGAGATGTACTTATATTTCCATTTGAATCAGCATATAAATGCACTACAGTTCTGTCCTGAAGTTCTCCCTGTCCGAGACATATAAGGTGATTTACTCCCTTATATGTCTTGGTAAGTGTGAAATTCACATCGTTCTGGTTGTATTCTATCCGGTCAGAATAATCGATCACCGGAACATATGATACATGCACCATACCGTCTTTTACTGACAAGTACAGATTCATTCCAATTGATGCCCCAAGCTTCAATAAGCCTGTATAAAGATCTGTATATCTTGCAAACTGATATGAATTAATCGAAATTCCACTTTTATCTGCTACAAAAACGCTTTCAAGTCCATAAATTCTGAAAAGGCTCTGAAGAACATCTCCTACATTCCCCGATACTATCCTGTATGCAGAACCATTTGGAGGCTCTATGATCTTACTCATAAGTACTCCCCTGAAACTTCTGCCTGAATATCTGATCTCATTATTCTCCGTTATCACTTTTACGGAATCTACAACTCCGCCATACTCTGTATCATTGACATACCACCAATAACCTCCATGCATGACATTGTTCTTAATACCAACTGTAATCTCAAAATTCTTCTTATCGGCAACATCAAGATCAATTTCATATTTATGTAGACATCCCTCATCATTCAAATTTCGGTCTGTATAGATCACATCCAAATCGGTTCACTCCTTTCAGCTTTCAAAAGCAAATCAAAGTTAAATGTAGAATTCCAATATACAACCTGTTTACCAGATTTTATTTTTTGAAAGATATCACTTCCCCTATTTCTATAGCGAAACAGGTTCACTGTTGCACCGTTTAATTTGAACAACTTAATTGTCTGTTTTTTTGAATCGATCTCAACTCTTTCTCCTGCTTGTATCGTATAGTTCAATATATAAGTATGTCCACCAATAGAAATAGCTGGATTCTGGGCATACCCATATATGGTCAAGATAAATTCAGATTCACTAAAGCTATCATTTGCAACTTGTGCTGCGTATCCAGGAGATGCAGTATAGTCATATTCATATCCATATGGATAACCTCTGCCAGTTTCATCTACTGGTATATCTTTATACCGATATTCCTTTAAATCTTCTTTCACCCACGCATCTGCAACTGTTACAATCTTTAAAGATAACTTTGTATATGGGCCTACCAAATACTCTGACTTATCACTTGCATAGATGAAACATTCAAGATAATAATCGCCAATATACAGTTTTCCGGGAACTTCATTGATGATATCCTGCTCAAACAGTTCAAACATATCATTCTTTACATTCCTGCATATCCTCGGAGTCGGGCAACAAATAGCGATCGGAAGTGTCTTTTCTGTAATTTTCTTCCGAAAATTCTCTACACTTTTCCGATCACTATCATAGATCCACTGATAGTCTCGAAGGTCATTTTCATTTGCAAAGATATATTTCTTTCCAAACTCAAGAACATTCCCCTGACTATTTACATATTTTATATTCTCAAGCATATGTTCTTACCATCCTTCCAAATTCTCTACCATCAATCTTAAGCTTCGTACCTTCTGTAAGTGCTCTTACCATGTATTCATACATATTTTCATCAATATGTCTTACTACATCAAGAATCAAATACAGAACCTTTGATAACTCTGATTCATTGTCTACTGTTCTTCCTGTTGCCGCTGCCATCTGATCTGCTACCTTACTGATCCATTCTGTATTCTTCTCAAGCGGAACAACAGCCTCAGCTCCATTACCTTCAAGTATACCGACCTGACCTTTCTTAAGTACACCACCTTCTGCAAGCTGTGGTGCATTTAATTTATCAAGCTTATTAATTGATACTCCCGGAATCGCATTAATAACGGATATACAAGCATTGATTGCCGATATAAAACCATTAATGATCTTTGTAGCTGCACCTAATATGCCATTGATTGCTGCTGTAACAGCTCCCTTGATGCCATCTGCGATAGCTGTTCCGACCTTGGAAAAGATGTTCTTAATCTTCTGCCATGTATCTGAAAAGAACTTAACCATCGGTGAAAATGCATTCTTGATACCAGCCCAAGCCTTGCCGAAAATACCACTAAACCATGTGCCAACAGCTGAGAATATTCCCTTGATGCCGTTCCATATTCCGCTGAAGAAACCAGTAACAGCAGACCAAACACTCTTAATTCCATTCCACGCTGTTGTAAAGATGCCTTTAAAAAACTTTCCTACTGCTGCAAATGCTGATTTTATGCCATTCCATATACCTTTAAAAAAGGCAGGTGCTGCATTCCAGACTTTCTTAATGCCTTTCCAAGCCGTTGAAAACGATTCACGACAGTTGTTGATAACTGCCATAATTGCAATAATCGCCGCTTCCAATGTGATCTCAAGCATTTCGCAAAACCATTCAAGTATCGGTTTCAGTACTCCGAGTATCTCTTCTGATATCAGACTTATCACCTCAACGAGCGGAGGCAGGATCATATTGATAAGTTCCATCAATGGATCAAATATCATTAAGATCAGATTTATAATTGGATTGAGCAAATCAAGTATTGGCTGCAATAATTCCAGTACCGGCTGCAAAATCGAAATTAAAATAGGAAGAATCTGCGACACTATCTGCACAATAGGCGGCAAAAGCATATTAATCAAATTCGTAAGCGGCGGCAAAATGGTCTGAACTATCTGCAATAACGGTGGTAACAGTGTATTAACAAGGGATAATATAGTAGGCAAAATAGCTTGCAAAGTTCCGAATATAGACTGTAATGCAGATGTAAGTGTCTGCCCCAGCTCTCCACCTATACCCGGCAACAAGGTTTCAAGTATGCCAGGAAGGTTATTCACCAATTCGGACAGCAACGATGTTGCGCCCTGTATAAGTGATGGCAGTATCTGTTCTATAAGTGGCGGTATATATGGTGCCAATTTCTGTGCAAGACTTGATATACCTGTAACTATCCTTGGCAGTGTGTCTGCTATTCGTGGTACAAGGTTATCAGCTACAGCAATCACAGAATCAACAAGGTTATTGATCAACACTCCCATGTCCTGTGATGGGTCGGCCATTCCTGTGAGCAGATTCGTCCATGCGGACTTCATCATGCCGATAGATCCCTGTATTGTAGTGGCTGCCTCTTTTGCGGTTGTGCCTGTTATCCCCATATCGGTCTGTACAACATGAATAGCCTCTATCATCTTATCAAACGATACACTATTGACATTATCTGCTGTAACGGTCATGGTGTCACCGAGTACGCCTGAGTCATTGATAAGCCTTGCCATCTCGGATGCAGTACCACCATAGCCAAGCTTGAGGTTATCTAACATCGTGTAGTTTTGCTTAGCAAAACCCTGATATGCATTCTGTATAGATGCCATATCAGTTCCCATCTTATTGGCATTATCTGACATATCTGTTATGGCCAGATTTGCAGTTTCAGCCGCCTTTTCCGTGTCACCGCCCAATCCCTGGAGCAGCGACGCTGAAAAGCTTGTTACAGTGTCCATGTACTCGTTCGCCGACAGCCCCGCCGTCTTATATGCATTATTTGCATACTCAACTACCTTATCTGAGCTGTCCTTGAACAGTGTCTCAACACCACCAACAAGCTGCTCGTAGTCCGCATACTGCTCTACAGCACTCTTTGTCATTGCAGTTAAACCAGTCGCCACAACGGTAGCTGCGACTACTCCAATCTTAGCCGCCGCTACTGATACTTTAGCTAGTGCTTTTACTGATGTAAGAGCACCTTTACCTATGGCTGAAAACATTGACTTCATTTTAGCCTTGATATCCACTGTCTTCTTTCCAGTCTTATCAAGGTGCTTGTCTACCTTCTTGTGCGTCTCACCAGCTACATATCCAATGTCTGCATAGGCTTTCTTCATAGCTTCAGATGCACTCATCCCCTGTTTTCTATACTCTGCTGCAGCTTTTCCCACATCACTTTTTAACTGGTTGACTGTCTTTCCTGATTCGGCTGCTATTTGTGACAAGCTTTTACCTGTATTAGCATTGCTTTCCGATATCTCCGAGTTGTTTTTTATAGCACTTCTGCCTATAGACTGAAATATCCTACTCAGCTTACTTTGCGTCTTCTCAGCAGTTTCACTTGTCTCATTTAAGCTTTTCTTAGCCTCATCATTTTTTATGGCAATCTTTCCCAGTATCTTAAATACTTCCAAAAGGGTCTCCCCCCTTTCCTCGATAATAAAAAAAATAGAGACACACGTTCTGTGTGCCCCTATGGTTTAAAGTTCTCTATGATTGACATAGAATCCCTTATGGTTGTTTCAAGTTCGCCTCTGCTCTCAAATGCTCCTGATCCAACAGGCTGCGAATTGCCACCTGATGTGCCATACAGCCTTGCCTTGAAGTCATTGAATGATATGTTCTCCCAGCACTTATGGATATACATATCCCAGAGCTTATCATCATCGTCAAGACGCACAAACGTGCATACAAACTCATCAAAGCTCTGGTTGTCTAGCATCGTATCAAGCAGAGTGTACGGATCCGCATATCTCTTAAATATGAGATCCATGAACTTGAGATAGCCTACTGTCTCTTCTCGAACAATCTTGAAACAACCTTGATAAAATCCGCAAAACCCGGAAGAGTGACTGCATCATATAACATCTGTGTGAATACAGAGAGATCAAGATCTGCTATCTCATCCACAGTCATTCCTGACAGGTGTGATAAGCAGACAAATATCTCACGCTGACAGTCTGACAGCTTTGTCAGGATCGCATCTGCAAGCTCGAATGCAAGACCAATACCCACATTCTCGAGGAACTTCGATGTGTCCTCATCATCCTCGCCATCACCAACAAGCTTCTCACGTTCTTTTGCAATAAGCTCTTTGAACCCATTGCCGCTGAATGAATCTTTGAAGTCTTTCACTCCAAGCTTGCTGAACAGCTTCAGGAATGCAGCTATATCTGTAGCCTTTGGATTTCTAAGTGTATATGGCTTGACCTCCTGCACATCCTCTACTGCCTCAGTATCTTCAACTACTTCAGCATTCTCTACTGCTCCTATATCATTGTTCTCTTTTATCTCGGTTGTTCCCATGATTATCTCTCCTTTTCTATGTCAATTAGTCTGTTGCTTTTGTACTGGAATCTATAGACTGCTGAACCTGCTCCGTTGTCGTACCAGTAGGCAGATAAATGTGGTATGGCAATGTATCAGCTGCCGGTGACAGATCTGCATAACACTCCATAGTTAGCGCAAATGTGCCATTCTCCTTGTTCTTGCCCTCTATCTCAAGGCCTGATGTACAGAGAGCATTGTCAAAGATCACGATAACAGGACGACCATCTAAGAATCTTCCAATATATCCGAAGTTCTCAATGTAATCATCCTTTTCAATTCTTGCCTTGGATTCGATCACATCGTATCCTTCCGCTGTTGATGTGCCATTCTGCCCGATAATAGCCATCTTAATCGTCTCAGGCGACAGCTCCACCATGTTTGTATCCATCTGTGCTGTCTCGCCAGTTTTAACCGTCAAATCCTTAACCTTAACCACTGCTCCATCTACTTCAATATCTTTAAGTTCCGGCTTAATAGACAGCTTCGTTCCGCCGGATGTAGCACCGATCAGAGATTCGGCAAAGTTCCATGTCTTTTTTGATGTGTCATACTTGAGCCCTTTGTGAATCGTTCCGGCACCAAACACAATGTTCTTCGGTGTCTTGTCTGTGATACCGGATGACTTGAACTCTTCAAAAGTTAATGTATCTGCCATGTAATAATCACCTTCCATTCTTAAATTCCTTAATTGTTAAATTAATCTGTATACGTTTGAGGTCTGCATCCCCTGTTGGCACCGGTGACGCATTCCCATAAAAAACGGCAACCCCCGCACCACTTGCAAGAATTGCCGTTCGTTCAATATTCTGTTCTATCTTCTGCTTGTACTTCTCCAGGCTAAGCCATGAACCTCTTGTGAAGCCGTCTATGATGAATGTTATTTCCTGACACCCATCTTCCTCAGGTGTATCACCTTCAGAATATTCACCGACAAAGTATGCCTCTGGTGGGTCGTCCTGCCACTCCATGAATGCATATGGAATCTCAAGCTCATCTGTGAGTACACTGTTGATATATGATAATGTCTCGCCTGTCATGCCATCACCGCCTTACTCTCTAAATGTCTGATTGAGAATAGATCCAAGTCGCTTAATGATCTTGCTCTTGCTCTTGTCGAAGGCTTTCTGTAAAGGCCTGAGAGGCTTTTTACCATGAGTTGTGTGCCAGTTGCCACGCTCATCCTTATAGACCCATGGTTTTTTGCGTCCATTACCTTTCAGTGCGTATTCACCTGTTCCATACTCTTCCCAGATAGCATTCTCAAGAGGATTACCGATAACAGCCTCGCCCTTATCTTCATCAACATGATGAGTCCATGCTCCTTTGGTCTGTCCTGTGTCTACTCTCGCCTGTGCTCTCTTAGTCTGTGCCTCCACCTCTCCGGCGGCCTCGTACAAGAATGCAATAACAGCATCATCCAGAGCCGCCTCAACCTTTATTCTGTTGTCTGTGAACTCCACATTTCCCATTACTGCCCTCCTGTATACTTCAGATATATCTCAAGCTGCTCATGCATGCCCATGGGGTCATCTATCAGCATAATGTCATATACCTGACCATTAACCACCATACGGCTGTTCTCAGCCTTGGTCATGTCACTGAGACGTTTATAATCAGCTATGAACATATGCGTGGATTCCTGCACCTTGGCATTGTATGTTGTGTACTTGCTGTCACCGCCTGAGAGGTCAAGCCATCCGGTCAAGGTATCTTCAGATATCCATGTGACTTCCTGTTCGCCTATCTCATTTCTGGTTATGCTTTTAACCTGTATATCTGCAACTGCATTTCCGCCTATTCCTCGCATCTCAAAACCTCGCTTTCATGTACGGTTTTAAGAAACCAAGAAGTGACTTTGGATATCCCATGAGGGAATTGTCGCCATCCATGTTGAAATAGGTCACAGAATGTCTACTGATGCTCTCAGACTGTACACCGACCTTATCCCGGTTGTTCAAATCCCATGAAAGCATGTTGGCTACTCCCAGCTTGATATCCATCGGATATACTATCTTTGTCACCATGGCGACCGGTTCGCTTACAAGCTTCTCATTCACCTCTATATGTCCATTGTTCATATCCACAGCTTTGATGGTGTACAAGCCATCGTTGTAGCGTGACTCTGACACCTGTATAGTGTCGCCAACCTTGAACAGCTCAGATGCATACTGAAAGCCTGTCACAGCGTCCACAGGAGCCACAAAACGCCTGTTCCTGTCCTGAAAGTTATTATTTGTATATTTTCTGATCAGGAGTTCCAGTGCCTGAAGCTTTGCTTCAAGCACCTTATCCTTTACTGCACCAGTCTCAACATACTCTTTCAGTTCATCAACAGTCATGATCATATGGCCACCACCTTACTGCTCTGTAACTGTATAACCATCATGCTCCATGAACCAGTCTGCCATACGCTTAGATGTAATCTCTGCTTTGCCGTTTGCAAACTGCACACCACCGGCACCGATTCCACAATATGATGGATTTCCATTTACTGATACAATCCATTTTGGTTTCTTTACTGTTTCCATATCCTGTCACCTATCCTTTCTTTACGCAATCTTGATGTTACGAAGCGCACCTGCATGCTGTGTGTTTTTAAGAACTGTAGCTGCGATCATCTCTACTTCAGCATCCTTTACTGTTCCCGGCTTACTGAAATCAGGCAGATACTGATCAATAACTGAACCACCATTCAGGCTGATTCCGTGGAATCCATCGTTTACATCAAACTTGACTGCATAGATATCTGTAAGACCTGTTGTTTCTGTCTGTTCAGCTCCAAGCTTTCTCTTAATGCCTTTCTTAACAACAGAATTTGCAACAGCCGATCCGCTTGATACTGTATAATGATTCTGCATATCGATAAGCTTCACTCCATCAATCGTAGTGATACGCTTTCCGAATGCTTCCTCACTCTCAGTCTTGTATCCAAGGATACGGGCTACAGTCTGAATCTTTGTGATCATCTCTGTGTTTGTAAGCACTGCATCAGCATCTGTAGTCTTGACAAGAAGGCTCAGTGCCTCATAGAACTCATCAGCATTAGACTTGATTGCTGTGATAGATGACAGATCAATAGCCTTGTCTGTGCCGTACTCTGTCGTTGTTCCGGCGATCATAGAATCAAGGCCCTGAAACTCCGGATGATCACCAGATGCTGTTGTGGTTGCATCTCCATTAATCAGCGTGTAGTGGAATAAAGACACGATTGCCTTGATATGTTCCTCGATCTGATATGCCATGTTGTCAAAGTTACCAGCAACCTTATTGAGCACTCTGTCCATCTGAACTGCTCCGCCCATGATTGCAAGATTTGCTTCGCACTCCTGCTTTGTAGCTGCTGATGCAGTATAAGAACCGCCTATCTTTCTAAACTCCGCTGTAGCTGGAAGTACCTTTCTGAGATACTTATACTTCATTGTTGAGCCACCGCCTGATGCTGATACACAGTCATCAAATGTCAGTGACTGTAATACTGTTGACTGTCTAAGAAAGATATCCACAATCTGTGAAAATACCTTGTCACTCATACCTTTCTTAAGTTCTTCTAATGTCATTGCCATAGTTTTCACCATTCCTTTCTTTTACTGGTTATTATTTGCATTTTCATACTGCTGTTTTAATGCCTCTGCAAGTGTCTTCGGTTCACTGTTATTTGCGTTCGGATCACCCTTCTGAAGCTGATTTTCAAGGATGTTCTTCTGGTTACTTCCAGCACTTTCAAACTGGTTCGGAAGCTGTGTCTTGAGATCTGTAAGCATGCTATCCCATCCTTTGATGTTGCCATCATCGTCCAGTTTAAGCTCCGTATTCTTTTCTTTCAGGTTTGCCTTTAATTTGTAAGCAACATAATCAACATCACTTACATGAGCAGATAATAATGCAACCTTAATAGCTGAATTAACTCTCGTTTCCTCAAGTTCCTGCTGCAGTCTTGTATTTTCAGCTTCATAAGTAGAAATCTTCTGCTGCATCCCTTCATCACCTTTAGATGCTTTTTTCAGTTCCTCAATGAGCTTATTTGCATTACCAATCTCCGTGTCTTTGCCGGTGATCAGTCCATTGAGTTTTTCAAGCTCGGAATCATACTTCTCTTTGCTGACGTACTTGCCCTCGGACAGATCTGTGTATCTGACATGCTTGAGTTTATCTGCCTCCGTGCTGTTCTTCTCGTCAATCTTCGCCTGTACCTGTTTGTACAATTCTTCTCCTAACAGTTCCTTTAATTCCATTGTTCCATCCTTTCTTGGCTTTAATTGTAGCCACACATGGCAGTTATCACTCTTGCCGGAGTTATTTTATCGTCACAGTTTTACCGCCTTAAGCCGATTTTGGGCATAAAAAAAGACCATGTTTTTATCATGGTCTGAATTAACTAAATATTATGTTTTAGTTCTTTATTTATTATTCAAATATCCGTTCTCATACAAAAAAACGTTTTCTTCAACTGTCAGAGCTGAAAAAGGGTTAGTCCAAGAATCATCCTCTGTTTCAAAATCAGGTGCTTTAAATTCCGATGGAATAAAGCCTAGTTTATCGCATATTCTCTGATATTCTGTCTCTTTATCCATTATAACACCTCCATTTTTACTCCAGCATCTTCAAATATACTTCTCACATTATCATTATAACCCTTTATCTCTAATTGAGCAAGTGCAGATGACGCTATTGGCGCATTAAATTTCTCTTTATCCACTGAATATTTATATATTTTCCCATCATGGCATACAACTAGTCCAAATTTATAAGCACGTTTTTTGCAAGTCATTAAATCTGCCAAACTTGGCACGCTACTTCCTGGATGATTATGGATTGCTATGATTGTATTTGGCTTGCTGTTGTACAACATTTCTATCATTCCTTTATTTGGCTTTGCTGTACTTTCCTCATGATACTCCTTATTTATTTTTGATTTTCCAGTCAAATAGTCAACAAAAGCAATATCCTCGTATCTTGTTCCCGAACGATGAGTTAACATTTCTTTTGATCGCTGCCATGCGATTCTATTAACCCTATCACTATCTGATACTTGGTTGAATTTTCTTCTGTAATCCGGAGATTCTATTATTTTTTTATGAATAACTGTGTCTTGATAAATATATTTTGGCTTACTTTGTTCTTTTTCATGCGTAATCTCAAACGACACCTTAAAATACTTTTCTTTGTACTCCTCAAAGTCTGTCGTCTTATCCAGCCCGAAGTATTCCGCTCGATCTTTCAGTCGCTGAAGCTCATCATCATCCAATGCCCATCTTGCTCTCTGCAATAAGCAGCACCGGCAATTACAATCCTCTGCCGGATCTCCAAACATTCCAGGAGCCTCGACCTTACGACCACCAGCTTCAAAAGGTTCATCTATTTCACGAATCTGTCCATCAAGCAGTCTATGCAGATCTCTTGTATTGCCGTCAAGCGTAGAGTCCCACTGCTTTACTATGTCCGCTCCTTTACTCTTAGCTATCTTTTGAGCATCCATAGCCGACTGTACTTGTATGCGGTGTCCTTCCGTCCTTGCTATACGGATTGAATTGTTGTAAGCCTTCTGGAACGGTGTATTTGCCATGTGCCTTGTCAGCTTACCTGCCACCTCATTCCACGTTGAGCCGTTGGCAATGCCTCTTGACACCTCGGCCCTGACAGCCTTTTTGAGATATGTCACATCCTCGCCCATTTTGTCGTAGAGCGACTTACTGAGCTTGCTGTCCGTCTGAATAGCTCTCACAACTGCCGCCTGATCTATCGGCATGATAATGGGTATTCCTGTCTTTTGCAGGTCGTACATGACACCTGTGTACCCATCCCTGTAGCACTTCGTAAGATAATCAGATACCGTTGCATAGGAATTTGACTGTAAGTTGGCAAGAACTCCCTCAAGTTGTGCTTTCAAAGCCTCCTGATATTGTTTCTGGTATATGATGCTCTGCAAATTCTCCATGTCAGTTCTTGCAGACAACTCTCTGATCTTCTGCTCACAGTCTTTCAATGCCTGCTTATATGTATTCTTCAGGCTGGCAATAGTTTTTTCCTCGTTATGCAGTTGTTCCTCAATTACTTCTTTCTGTCTCTTATTCATATCACATTTCAATAGACATCGTAAAAGCTCTTACTTCTCCCGGTTTAATAATTACTGGTTCAAATACTTCTCTTGCCATCAAATTCTTAAAATATGCACTCGGTGTGGCTCCTGTTGTTCCGTCTGTACACCAAGCTAAAAACCATCCGATTTCTGATACTGTTATATCTTCATTGCTATTGTTTTTCACAGTTATTGTATACACTCTATTTGTTGTATAAGTTTCTTTGTAACTTTTTGCCATACTTACCACATGCAACCCATCTGAAGCGTATGTGTAAGGAACTTCAAGTGTATAATCGTCTTTTGTCGGGACTGTCGTTCCTGATCCAAGGAATATATAACTTCCATTATAAAATGTATCTATCGAATAATCTCCCAGTGGGGCATTTTCGTATATTTCATTCAAATATGTGTTTACCCATAGACTGTTTCCCACCTCTTTATCTATTCTCTGTATTTTTCCGGTTATATCTTTAAATATAGCCGCAACCCATCCTGTTGATATAAATACATTTAATAATTGTATAAAATTTGGCATTATCATTTTTCGTTTACCTCCTACATTAACTCTTTTACTGCTGTAAATTCTTCTGTTCCTTTGTTTTCAAAATAAGTATTAGAAACATTGTCATAAAGCTTCGGTTTGCCATCTGCATCGTACTTCGGAATAAAATCACGAACAAGTGTATCACCGTCATAAATTTTGCAATAATAAATATCTCCTATTTCACCAGACGTTAATACCTTTATATGAGAATCTCCAAACCCATACTCAAATGTTCCAACCTCATTTCCCTTTGCTATATAACTACCAGATTCAATATCTTTAATGTAATTATTTCCAAGCTCAAATTCATACGTTTTTGTTGTATCAATCAAACCGCCTATAATTCTATGCCCATCACCGCCGTAGTCCATATACCAGTTATTACCATATCCAAAAAATCTAAGTGCCTGATCTCCACTTAACATCATTCCGACAAATATCGCTCCTGTTGCTTTCTGCATCTTAAATTTAAGCTGTATTTTTATAGTTGATTTTCCGTTTATCCCAGTGTCAACCCAGCTGTTTCCATCAGAATGCACGGCGGCAAATTTTTCTTCAAGCTTGCGACTTGTAACCTTTGTCTTTATTGCTTCACCCACATGTGTGATTGCACCGATCTGGTTTGATGTATGTGTTTTTATGCTGTCACCTACTCTGGTTATGACAGAACCGCCACCGCCAGTGCTTCCACCTGTCTTTATCTGGCGCACATTTTCAGCCATAACTGCAAAGCTGTCTGTACTTTCAGTAGCCACTCCTTTCTCAGTGATGGCACTGGCTACTTCTGTTTTTCCATCACTGACAGATTTTTTTAGATTTTCTTCCGTTTCTTCTATTTTTTTTAACCGATCACCAACAATCTTTGCATCTGCCGCTTCACCGGATATGGACAAAGTAGGATCGACCTTAATCAAATATTTCATAAACTGTGCAATGATGTCTTTCTCCTGTTCACTGTCTATTGCCTTTCCAAGTTCGCAACCGTCAAGAACCTTTCCAACTGCAAGTTCTGTATTGTATTCCTGTATTATACTTGATTCTTCATCTACCTTAATAAAACAGATCACAAATCCAACCATGCCAGGCACTCTGCAAGCTGTAGCACCTACAAGCCATGAAAATGTGATATAATCTTCATCGGTCACAGCTAAGTCATCGACAGCATAACAATCTGTTTCCTTGTCCTCATTCACATAATTGACCTTTATGCTGAACTCAGACATGTCATTATCCTGATAATATCTCGGCATTTTAAAATGCTTTCTTGTCACATTTTTATCATGATATACTCCGAGTATCTTCTCATTTCCCGGAAGTGTAATCTTTCTCAAATTGCTATCTATTTTGCAATATGTTACATTCTCCATCTTTATTCTTCACCACCAGTCTCTACATTTACCTCTTTCAACAGATCCTGCGCTTTTTTCGTATCGTCTTCTTCCTTTGCCGGTAACTTGTCTTTTATCTCCTCATAGTCAATATCTAACCAATCGCAAATAGACTTAACTACAGTCTCATCATCAAGCACATTCGCAACGCTCAAGATTGTATTAATCTCTGCCTGCTTGGTTTGTGCTTCGGTCAGTTTGATCTGTGCATTTTCCTGCGCATTACTCATAATCTCATGAGTAAACTCAAACCGGACATTCTCAACCTGATATGCGGTTCCATCCGCATTGTTAATCTCATCTACGACTATCTCAACCAGTTTACGCAGCATTTTTTTTATGTTTTTTTCTACTTTATTTGCTTTTAGATCAAGCAAAGAGTAAGCCGCCTTAATTGCGATGTTAGTTGTTGCTGATGTATCTTTTAGACCCGCTGTATTCAAGCCCATACCAAACCGATATATATTCTTTTCATCAAGTTCCAGCTTTGCCTGTCGTGCCTGATATGGTACATCAACAGTCTTGACATCTACGTCACCATCCTCGCCTACACCTATAATTTTCTTTGTCTTGAGATTTGTTTGAAGCTCGTCCATATTGTCCCCCTCAAAACCTTTGACTACATGAAGCGGTGTGTCAAAGTCTATAAGGTTATTTGACAGACTGGAGGCCATCAGATCATAGTCATCTATGAGCTGTTTTACCGGTTTAAGGCTTGAAATCTGTTTTCTATTATTGTCAATCCGGATGAATGGTATATAGCCGAATCCGTCAAAATATGTTTCGCCCTTTTTGTTTCCTTCTGTATACAATACATGCGGTCGTGGATTTACATGTTGGGACTCATCAAGCTGTAATTCTCCATCATTAATCTGTGTGTAAAACCAAGTTTCTTTTTCATCCCATACCTGTATACGCTTTATTATCTTTCTGCCTTTATCGATTCGTTCAATATAGTGATATATGGTATATTTGCATCCATCATCCGCATCTTTCTCTCTAACTTCAACTACATCCAACGGATCAGCGGAAGCAAATGCCATCTTATCTCTTGTATTCTTATAAGCATACATATATGCCCAGCCTTTTACCTGCATATCAGTGATGCAATCTGAAAGTTCAGCCATAAATCCATCGTTGTTGTTAAAATACTTATCCATGTAATCCTGCAACTTGGTATCATCCGCTATCACTATACGGTCGCCAGACAAAATATACTGTGTACACTGATCAACCAATTCCGTAAAGAACGGATGCGGTATCTTGACGTTGCTCCGTGTCTTATCCTCGCAGAGTTTGCCATCAGCATTATAGTAAAATAGTCTGTATTTTTTTATATCATGATTGCCATCATAATATCGTTCACCAACTCTGGCGAATTGTTTTTTATCAGATGTTCTGTCACTGTCTATCAGCTCTTTTATTTCATCAATAGTTAGCATCTTTTTACCTCGCTATACCAGCCATGTTCCCTTAGGCTTATCATTCTCATATACACCAGTCAGCGCATCCGGAGCATCATCATGAGCATTCTTACCCTCTTTCTGATACTTCCTTATTGCTTCCGCAAAATCTGGCCATCTGTCTTCCCAATTCACAGGGAAGAGAACGTTCTGCATTACTCCTGTGCTGTTTGACAGGATCCTTGATATCTTATTCTTCGACTGGAAGAACCACTGTATCTTAGTATGGGTATTCCCCAGAGCTTTTAATTCTCTTATAACGTTTCTGCTGAATCCTCGACCGCCATTATTGCTCTCTATTAAAGCATTACCAACGTTATTGTTTGTCAGCATCTGAGCTGTTGCCGGCTCAGTAACTTCCATTGACTCCTTTGTGTATAAAACATCAAGTATGTAGTATGTACTCTCATACATGCCATAACAAATAGAACACAGGTAATCGCCACCTGTGTCCGCTGTATCTGTATAATTCAATATATATTTGAACAGGTTATTACCCTTGCTATCCCTCGGAATATCCGTATATGTCTTGATATGACTGTATAGTCTGCCCTTGACATCTATAGGCTCCTGCTGGTAATTTGCAAGAACTATATCCTTGTTCATATTCTTGGTCTTTATCTTGTAATCCTTATATGACAGGATAGCTTCACAGAGCATTGCCCCATCGTCTTGTACTGCCTTGTAATTGATATGAACTACATCGTCATAGTTTGCAAGTACATATCCGGCTAAATCCTTTGTTGACCATCTTGTCATTATTATGATGATCTTGAAATCATTTTCAGTTCTGGACAGCATTGTATTGTTAAACCAGTCAATCTGCTTCTGCAATACTGATTCATTGTAGGCTTCCTCACTGTTCTTGATAAGATCATCTATTATCATGATATTACAACCAAATCCGGTTGCTGTTCCTGTTGGAGAAGTTGCAAGGTAATTAGCCTGTTGGCTACCCTCAAGGCTCCATTTCTGTGCTGCAGCCTCTCCGTATTTTATTTTTGTACCAGGGAAGATATCTCCATATGTCAGAATACCCTCTGTAGGTTTTTCCGCAATCACATCCCTGACAGCCTTTGCAAAGGTTCCTGACAGGGTCTCATTATATGAGCCTGTCATAACCTTTTTATCTATACCATATTTACCGAATAGCCACTGGACAAATTTGGTAGCTGTTCGTGATTTTCCATGTCGTGGTGGCATATTTACAACCATTATCTGTTGTTCTGCATCTTCCACGAACCACTGTAGCTTATCTGCAAGATCATGCAGAAAGCCTCTGTCGTTACTATAGAAATCAGGAGAAGTCAGCTTGCAATACTGCCAGAACTCTCTCCTTGATAGCTCTATCTTTAGCTGTTGCTGTAATAAAGGGTCATGTCTATCAAACGTCATCAATAAGTTTCTTCAATTCTTCGGTTGTAAGCCCCTCAAATGCATTTGGTGTGGTATTCTTCACTTCCACCTTTTCTGTGAACATACCCAAATGCTTACCCAGGAGCTCCAATGCCTGTATCTTGCTGTAAGGCTTTATTTCAAAGCCATCTCGACCCTTTTTTATCACTGCAATAGCTTTCTTCTGATCCTCTGTCAGATCATCTGTCAGAATAGGCTCTACTGTCCTGTATTTCACCTGATTGCCGTCCTCGTCAAGTACCGGGACCATGTTTCCATCAACCTCTACCATAGCGTCCTTTTCAACCACTCTTGCATAGTCAGATGCTTTTGCAAATGCAATCAGTGCCAGTTCTCGTAGTACACTGTCCTGAGTAATCTCTGTGCGTTTTTCACGCTCTTTCTGACGTTCTTGAATATATGCTTTGACGTTAACATTGGTTAACAATCTGCTTGCAGCGGCCTTTGCCGTCTCGTCTTTTTTCACAGATGGATAAGCAGCCTTATAAGCTCGTGTGCCATTAAGGTCAACCAGCCATTCATCTGCAAATCTTTTTTGCTTTTCTGTTATCGCTCCCAAATGTCACACCTTCTTTCTGTTACTTTTTCGCCCTCTTCGGGATCACAATCTTGTACAGCGGTTTACATACACTCTTTACTTCCCCACCCAACTTTATAGTCAGCTGAAGTTTGTATATCTTAGTGCACTTAGCCATCACCTTTATCATGGCTATCGGTAATGCCAATCTACCAAGTACAGGATGTATGTATTCAAAACTATATTCAGGTCTCACGACCTCAAACCTTTTAATCTCACTCATATCACACCTCAAACAAAATAGCCCAGTGGCAAGAGATTATCATTCACATTAAAGGGGTGGGAGAGGGTTTGTATAACCACTGGGCATGAGAAAAGGGACACAACCGATTATGGCGAACGGTCATGTCCCTTATGAATCAATACTATAATTTTACCATTACAGTATATCACAGTTGTTAGGTGCTATTCGGTGCTAAATGGTGCTATTTGGTGTCAACTTTTCAAAATCTTTATCCGAAATGCCTCAAGAGCAACTCCATGAATATGTTTTGTCCTGTCATATGAATACTTTATTTCAGATGCTATATCCTTTAATGACTTGTACTCTATATACTTCTTAAACAGAATCTTCATGTAGATAGGGTTGTTCAAACTGTGGATCTGATTGATCACTCTATGCTTGAGTTCCGCAAATCTGGTAGTATCCTCCTGCAGCTCTCTCTCAAAATCAACATACTTCGCTACTTTCACGCTCATTGATTCAGATGCACTTGTCTGTACCTTTTCCTTTGAATAGTCAAATGCTCCCAATCCTATGGCATTGTCTTTAAGGCTATCTAATTCTATATTCTTCTGCTGTATTTTCGTATCAAGCGTTTCTACCTGTTTCAGGTACTCTTTCGCTATATTCACTGCCTATCACACTCCCTTATTTAGATGCTAAACTCCATATGCAAATATTTTCCCGAATACTCGGTTTCCCAGAAGTAATCTCCCATATACCAATCTTCACCCATACAGGTCTGATCACACCATTCCTTGCGCTCTTCTGTTCCCTGCTTGTTTCCAGTGTGATAGTCAACTATATCAGCACCATCAACGTCCATGCCGTCAAGATCAAGATGTTCTTTCATCCATTCTTTTATCTCTTCATTAAGTCTATTTCTGAGTTCAATTTTATCCACTATATCTTTTTGAATTTTCTTCATTTACCTCACCTCACTTCTGATCTGATCCGTGATACGCTCCCACTCACGGATGAATCTGAATGCCCATAATGCCGGATATTTCGACCTGCCAAGTTTATCTGATATTTGGCTTGCACGGCTCCAATCCGGATCACTTGCTATTTCTGTTGCAACTCTTGGCATATCTTACACCCCCATTTCACAGTCAGCAGGGATCTCACTTAACAGGCATCCAGCCCGGTTATAAGCGAACTCATCAATTTCAGTATCTTTGTTGAGATAGTCGCAAAACTCTTGGCATTCCTCAGCCGAAGTAAAGAATATACCACGACGCTTATCCCCAATATCTTCAAAATTCACATTATGGTCTACCATCATATCTGCATGTACAGCTTCTCTTGTGAAATAATAATCACTCACTTCGCCTTTCTCTTTCTTATACCATGCATGTACTTTTCCATTTCTTTCAGTCAGTTCATACAATTCATACCGCTTTGGCTTATACACTTTCATTGTTACATTGCATTTACAACTATCATCTACAACCCTTCCAGATGGTAATGTAATTTGTATGTTTCTGTTGATATCACACTTATCGCACTTCTTTTTATACAAGTATTCAGATTCCACGCCATATACAATAACCTTGTTATTCTCCATCAATTCCGACAGTCTTGACTGTTTTGCCTTGTACTCAGCATCCCGCATTGCAATTTCATATTCATGCTTTTTCTTCTCAAAATCATTCTTGATGGATTCAAAATTCTTCTTGATACTCTGTAACTCCTGATTCTCTTTACGAAGTTTTTCAATCGTATCTTTAGTCTCCTGCTTTACTGAATTTCTAAGTTTTTCTTTGAGATCTTCGATTTCTTCATCAAACTCTCCCGGTTCAAAATAATCTTCTTCATTCCAATAACACATATTACTCAACCTCTCTTTCTGCCATAAGCCAGTTCAATGTACATTCCTGGCAAAACTTATCATCCTTGTGGCACTCAACCTCATTGAATCCTATTTCATTTGGACACATCACGATCATAGACAGATCTGTGTTGCTGAGCGACCGGATGTAATCTCCGTTTGTCATTGGCTCATAGTTATCCGTCGCATTCTTGGTACAGTGTGCGCATGGTTCATCTGTATTATATTTGCTCTGGTATTTGCATGTCTCACAGCTCTTATCCTGTACTGGTACTATTTCCATCGAATCTCTCCTCTCCTGATCATCTCAACAATATCTGTTCTGGTGAAGCTCTCCCGGTAGCCATATTCACTCTTCATCACTATGTGATGATCGTAAACCTCCACAATGGTCCATTTCTTCCATGTCATGATAAAATTCCGCCCACTGGTGGTTTCTTTTGTATGGATCCGCACGACCTGCCCCGGTCGGCAGATCATGTTGTATGTAATTTCTATCTCAAAATTCGTCATGTTGTTTCTCCTTTCCTTGATTTTGTATGTATTGGGGAATATAATAATCATAAATATGCCAATAACATTTTTACTTACTTTATTTATTTCATGCTGCTCTGTTATTTTTGAGCGCAAACTGAACAGTAATTTAACGTTTAAATTTACAGTTTCAGGAGGTACAATTATGACAATTTATGATTTTATAAAAAAGCTTATATTGGGCGCAGGTGTGTGCGGGTTTTGCGTTTGGAACCATGCGGCAGGAGCAGGTGGTAAGTAAAAAATTTGGGCACCGAGGGGTTCAAATCCCCTCAAACCCGTTACACAAAGCATAGTTCATCCTCACCTTCCACTCCTAAGCATATAAAAAAGCATTTCTGTAAGACTTCTCTTTCTTTGTCCTTGTATGCACGGAAGTACTATTGAGAGTTTCCATTCATCTGCTTGTTCTAATGGTGTCGGATTCTCATACTCGTCAACTTTTTCCGTATATTGAGGAATTGCCACCATAACACCATAATAGTGAGAGGAATTTGGGCAGCATTCCTTAATGTGTGCATCCAGTTTGCCACTTCTTATATCCTCCTGAATGCTTTTGTAGCATTCCATTGTAGTGACTATGTAATTCTTCTCTCCCAGAAAGTTTAAGCCATTTCCACTGAATACATCTTCCTTGCAGCTTTTTATTTCATAGCAAGTAAATGTACCTTTTTCTATTGAGCTAATAGATGTAACCCCTGCCGGTTCAAACTGCATGAAGTCTACTCTTTTCACATCCTTAGTGCCATAGTCAATGCTTACCTCCCTTGCGTAATACTTCCCCATTCCACTGAATCTATCATGCACGAGTAAATCACTTAAAAACTTTGTTATTTCTTTTCTATTCATGGCTGCACCTCTAAGAAATCAAACAACGTCGGTGAATCAACCTCATTCTCCTCTGCCTGTAAATATCCAACACCATCTCTGAAGTAATCCGGATTGAGCTCACATCCCTTGCCAAATCTGTGCATCTTGACCGCCATCATTGGTACAGTCATAAGACCGCCGAACGGATCATATACCACATCGCTCGGATTACTGTACCTGTTGATAATTCTCTCAACGATATCAAGCTGTAAAGGACATACATGCATGGTTGCCCTTCTCTGGCTCTGTGTCGTATTAAGAGTTCTCATTCTGTTAATATCATCCCATACCTCAAGCTGGTTCCATGATCCCGGAGCTACTACCATGAATGTAGCTGGTAATCTTCCATCCATATCAAGCTCCTTTGCAAGTGCCACATGATCCTCATAGTTATATACATGCTCTCTGCTGTACTGTCTGTATACTCTCTGTAAGTTGTCCACAGATACGTTCTCAAGTTCTTCTTTACTCACAAGCCTGTCTCCTGAGCTTCTCCAATATCCGTGAGCATCTATCTGCCACTGTGCCCTTGTGTATTCATCCTTGGACTTAGTAACCGGCTCATCAGCGTATGCCTTGCTGTGATCCGTTGGCAGTTTGCGGAACAGTAAAATATATTCAGGGCATCCAACTCCCATCTTGGTACCATCCTTACACTGTTCCGTCCATCCAAGGCGGTAGGTCTGGTTGTTCTCTCTTACAACATCCGTCACAACTGTGATCATGCCAAAATACTGAAATCCATGGCGCATATAATGTTCTATACAGTCAGCGTGAAATGGTTCAATAGTTGGCATTCCTGTTCCGGTAGCATTTCCGAACAGCACTCTGTCTTTAACATGAATAGCTGCAACTCTTCCCGGCTTCAACACCCTTAAAAGCTCCGGTGTCAAGAAATCCATCTGTTCAAAGAACCTCTCTGTATCCTGATTGTGTCCAAAATCGTTATAATTTGCTGAATATTCATAATGATTACCGAATGGTATTGACGTATGGATCAGATCAATGCTGTTGCTTTCCATCGCTCTTGTTTCTTCCACACAGTCACCATATACGGCTTCATAATGATTTCCTCTTACTGTTCTTTCTTCTCTTGTACCTTCCACACCCATCTTCCTTTCTAACCGCTCTGTTTTATTCGCTGAATCAAGTCCATACTTTTTCACGATCTCGATCATCTTCTGCACCATATGATCATGATTCTTCCATTTCTCAATTAAAGCATTTTTAATCTCTCGCTCATTCTCCATATAGATTATGTCTATAACCACAGTTTCTTTTTGCAAGAATCTATAGCATCTGTGAATAGCCTGTATGAAGTCATTGAACTCATAATCAATACCAACAAATATCTCCCTGTGACAGAATCGCTGAAAGTTACATCCTGAACCACTGATTGACTTCTTTGTTGCAAATAGTCTCGTTTTACCTTCTGAGAAATCTATAACTCTCTGTTCTCTAAGGTCATAGTCCATAGATCCGTATATATCCACTGTCTCCGGCAGAGCTTTCTTGATCGCATGTCGCTCTGCTTCCTGATCATGCCACAATATAAAATGATCATCCGGCGAACTGTCTACAATCTCACGCATCTTTTCTACTCGCTCATTGATACTCTCCCGCTTCACCTTTGCAGCTTCTTTCAAACCTGCAGATGCCTGTGTAAACAACTCCATTTGCCCATCTTTATCAACTGTATCTCCATAGTGAACCGGTATCTCATGCCATCTAACATCCAGAGGTGGTAAGTCATAACCATTATCAGAATAATCTGGATTGAGATCCGATGGCTTTGTAATGAAAAGTGCCCAACTACTCACCCACAGCCAGAACTCATCTTCCATGTTTGGGTACAGTGTCAGGTTATTTGCCTTTGTTGAATCCCTCTGAAAGAATCTTGTAAGTGCCTGTCCTGTATCCATGACTTCAAGATATCCAGCATAATGAATAAGCTCTTTATATTTATTCGGTGATGGTGTAGCAGTTGCTACCAGCTTATAAGGTACGTTTTTGAACTTTTCAAGGAACGTCTGATATGTTTTAGATCCGAATGATCTAAGGACGGATGCTTCATCAAGTGAGGTTGCCTGGAAGTAATCCGGTCGGATGTCTCCGTCCCTCACCCTCTCATAGTTCGTCAGAACGATCTGACTTGTGCTTGCCTCAACCTCTTCCATGGTTCGGCAATACTCTGGTTTCTCATAGCCCAGGAGTTCCACGGCATCCCTTGTAAACTCCTGCTTAACTCCAAGTGGTAATACGATCAATGCTCTACCACCTGTATGTTCTGCTGCAAGGTGACAAAATTCTATTTCCTGTGCAGTCTTGCCAAGTCCGAAAGACTCAAACAAGGCTCTACGTCCACCTTTCAGTGCCCATGCCACTGCATCTCTCTGGTGTGGCTTTAATGCTTTGTTAATACGGTTCTTGTCAACCGAAAAACCACTATCAACTGCAAGTTCTATCTTGCTTTCTAAAAACTCTTTGTAATTCATGTTTAAAAGGAACCCGATATATCGTTACCCCGGCCGGAGGTTCGGCTCCTTTCTTTGATTTATTTTTATCTGCTCCGGAGTTCTTTCAACTCCTCAAGCATATCTGCGATCTCTGTATGATACTGTCTGTTCAGTTCAATAGCTGTATCATCTGCATCTTTCTCCAATCCGGCATGTCTTGCTTCCCATCTCTCATGCTTTATAGCTTCGTCAATCTCCATCATCCACTACCTCCTCAAAATCGCAGGATCCGCATAAGGGGCATATAGCCCGGTACTCATATGCCGGCTGTCCATGATATTCACCCATGCACTCTCTTTCCATGTCCGGCTCTTCGAACTCTGCCTGACAGTCAATGCATTTATACATCTCTGTCTCTCCCTTCCAACATCATCATGCTGTTGCTCTGTATCTTCTGTATCGCACTTCTGAGCTTTGCCGGCATCAGCGCATCCTTCTGCTTCCGCTTTGCAAGCTCCTCATAGACCATTCTGAAATTCGCCCGGTCAATGTCGATATTCTCACTCCTGCAAATATTCACAAATCCGCCGATCTGTGTCACTGTCCTTGCGGTCAGATCATCAAGTGTCATCATTGCATCCTGCGGCCTATAGGATCCATACATTCTGATCGCATGTAAAACGGTCTCCCATGCCTCACTCCATGCCGGTATCTCTCCCTGTCTTACCTCACAGCACATCTGCCGGATCTCAGCTATGGATGGTGACCATTTGTTTGTTGATACCCATTTGTTGAGTGCTGTCTCTGCCACTTCATACGGCAGATCCTGAAGCTGTCTGTACCAGAGTTCCATTGCCGGTCTGTTCGGCAGTAGATTTTCTCTTGGATAATATGTTTTCAGCCCCATGGCGAACTTCGCAAACTCCTGTTCAGTCATTTTGCTTTGCTCCTCTCCACTTTTCACACCTGCCTGTATCTGAAAGTGTACAGGTCTGGTTGTGTCTGCAGGTGTTACATCGTTTATTTTGTTTCATGCTCATAAATGATCTCCTGTTTGGCTTTCTCGATAAGCTCAGTCAAAACTACCTCTCTCTGCTTATCGACCTGATCTGCTATGCCGAATAACTCTGCCAGTGCAGCAGTTGTGATCTGAGCCCATGCGATCTGCTCTGCCAGTGTATTGTTCATTTCTGCCGTTTCACTTCTTGCCTCTCTCCTAGTCGTCTCATTGTTCCACCACCAGGTAAAAACATTGATCAATAATGCAAAGCATGAAATACACTGTCTGACCAGACGACCCTTGCCATAATGTCTTGCGATCAACTTAATTTTTCTTGCTGAATTATCCATCTCTTTCTTCATCTGCGAAGCCTCCCTTTTCTGCTCGTTCCTGCGCCCATTCAGCCATCATCTTGTATGATTCATCCAACTGATCCGCTACCCGGTTGTTACTTGCTCTTGGTGCATGGGAATACTGCTTATTCTCTCCCTTAAGCTCATATACCCCTGTCCATCCCTGCATGATCGATTGGTTCAGTATCTGTACCTGCTCATACTTGTCATGGGATAATGTCTCAAGCTTGTTCATCATCAAGGTAACTGCCCTGTCACTCATCGGTTTTTTCATACCCTTGCGAAATTTAATGAACTCATGAATAGCCTCATCCAATTCCGGCACATCACTATACACGACCGGATCTGGCTTCTTGTGTGACTTGACCGCCTTTTTTGTATGTGCGTTAGCACATATTTTTTCTGGAGTATGTATATACTCCTCATTATCACAATCATTATCATATTCATTATCATTATCATATTCATTATCGGCTTTTCTGGGTTCAGTTGGGTTTTTCTCGGTTTCTGAAATAACCATTTGGTTTTCTGAAAAACCATTCGGTTTATTTGGGTTTTCTTCGGTTTCTGAAATAACCGTTTGGTTTGTTGGTCTGCCGCCTTTCTTACCATTGGATCTGTTGCGCTCACATTTCTCCTCATACTTGATATTATCTTTATCCATCCGTTTCTTAATGAATGAGAAGCACATAGCAAGAGCACTACCCTTTGGCAGATCAGGGACTTCACCGGTCTCCTGATAATCAATCAGAGCTAACATCAACTCACCGATCTGCTCTGGTGGAAGCATTTCTAAATGCTCTCTATATTCGGTATAAAAGACGAAGCTCTTTTTATCACTCATAGCCACTGTGCTCCTTTCATTTTCTTGCATACTCCCTGAAAGCCTGCTCATTCTTCTGCCGCATCTTCCGCACATATCTGTTACCGGCAAGCCACGGATTTGCCGCCTGTATCTTCTGTCTTGTCCGTCGCACTGTCTCGGTCGACGGAAGCCCAAGCCCTGATCGATTCTCAAAGAATTTTTTTACCTGAATATGATCTATGTTATATCCATGCTTTCTTTCTCCGACCTGCTTACATACAAGGTAATACAGGAAATCATCATTATTTCTTGCATCTGTATTTTTTTCGAGGATCTCATAAACGACATCCTGTATTGATATCAGTTCCTTTTTCTTTGCTTCGATAAGATCTGTTATCATACCCTCTATACCTCCTTAATTCGTATTCCATAACGGTGGAGCATCAATTTCCGCTTGATCACATAGTCTTTTGTTCTCATGCCCTTGGTGTCTTCCACGACTATATTCTCACCCTCTTTGTAGACAAAATCGGCAACATAGTAGCAGCTCTGTTCTATGACCTTACCGGGCTTATATTCGCCCTTATGAGGTCCAGCCTTGTACATCTCAGTCGATTGTTCTCTCTGTCTCGGTATAAGCAAGTATCTGACCTGTCTCTTGAGGTCTGTGATCTCTCCTGCTTTTTCTAACAGCTTAAGCTCCATGTACCGATTTGCTTCTTTCTTGGAATCAAACAGGATTCCATCGACCTCAACCTTTTTATTCCTGTACTTTCTGCTATTCAACGATGCGCTCTTTATCCACTGTGGATTCATCAATCAATGCCCCTTTCTCCCTGCCACCGGATCAGCGGCAGGGCTATATACAATGGCTTATACTGTGTGATGTGTGTATCTGCCATGAACAAGTATTATTTATGAAAACAGTGCAGCGGCGGCAGGATTCTGCTGTGTAGTCTGCGACTGTTCAATAACAGGTGCTTTTTCCTTGCCCTGTTCCGGTTCCGGTTTTGCTTCCGGTTCTGATGCAGTGGAATCAACATATTCCTCTGTATCATTTTCCACATAGGTCACATTTCCATCTCCATCCATAGTGGTCATATCACGCTCAAATGCGCTCTGAAGATCGATACTCATAACACCCCACTTGGAAATTAACTGACGGAGCATGGTCTTGTAAGCCATGCCATCAAAATTCTTGTACCAGAATGATGAATACATCCATGAATCTCTCGGATCATAATTACCGGCTTCATAGTCAGCAAATGACACCTTTTCTTTCTCGCCATACTTTGTGTTAATCTTTACAGCATCCTTGCTGAAAGCCTGTGAATACTTGTCCGCATGAGCAAGCATCTGAGCCTTACTCCAATACATTGTCTTCCTGAATCCGTTCACAAGCTCAAACATTGCATAGTAGCCGATGGTCTCAGCCTCTTCTCTCTTATCCCAATCATCTACCATGAGATTAACCTTAATGTCCTCGTTCAAAGGATCGAAATACTCAAGCTCTCCATCCTTGATTGCAACAACATTCAGTCTCTTATACTGACCGGAACGGATCGCAAGCTGGATATATCCCTTATATCCCATCTGGAACTGTGCCTCTTTGGTACCTGCCTTGGTATTGTTGAACGGAACCATATAATAATGTCCGAGCTGTGGAGATGGTGAAAGCTGTAAACTCTCACCAAGAAGTGCTGCTGAAAGAATCGACTGATTTGTGCACTCCTGAAGTGTAGGGTTGGTGTTATATGCTGATACGATAGCGGAAATGAAACGCTGTCCATTCTTACCACCAACTACCTGATTGATCTGATTCTTTATAGCATCCTGTGAAAGGTATGCTGTGATTCCCAAATTCTGCTGTGCCTTGCTTTTTTTCACTAAACTATTATTAACTGCCATTATTTGTCCTCCTCATTAAAGCTAAAAAGTTCATGTAACAACTGATCAAGTTTTTCCTTTGTTTTCTTAATCTCCTCGTCAAGTTCCTCATCTGTAAAAGAACCAAGCTTTATAACATTGTCTAATTTCTCTTTTGCAACACACGGTGGATAGTTTTTATGTAAGAATCGTGTGTATCCTGCCAAAACAGCAGCTACCTGTGATTCTACTTCATCCTCTGAGCCTTCCATTCTCAAATGATTTCCTTTTACCTCTATCATGCTTTTTCCTCCTAAATAGCTTTAAATTCTATGTTTCTCTCTGCAAACCACAAGTTAAGTTCTTCGCCCTGCTTCTCTGTCATTATGGCTTCAAATCTCACAGGAAACTTCGGCTCACTCTGCACCGGTTCTACTGGTGGCATAGCCGCCTGGAGCTCATTTGGTTTTGCTGGTACTATTACCGTCTGTGAAAGTTCTTCTTTGATCTCCTTTGCCTTGCGTTCTTCCTCTGCCTTTCGTGATTCTTCTGCAGCTTTCTTTTTAGCCTCGGCATCAGCCTTTGCCTTGGCGATCTCTGACATACTTTTAGCCTCCGAGATAGCCTTGTTTATATCAAGTGTCTGCTTGTATACCTCTGTCGCCTCAAAGCCAAATTCCGCCAGACCAATAAGTGTCAGCACATCATCACCAATCTGGTACATTCTTGACCGCATCTGTTCCTCGATGCTCTTCATCGACACGGATGCATTTAACCACTTAGGATCCTGTATCTTATCAAGTGTAACGAAATTCTGAAATCCTATACTATCAAACAGCTCCTCTATAGCCTTCTGCTTCTCAGCCTTTCTCTTCTCTTCAAATGCCTTGACCTGTTCGTCAATCACTGTCATCGGCTTATCTATGATTGCGATGATCTCATTGATCTGAGCTTTGAACTCCTCAAACGGCTTCATGTATTCCTTTTCTATTCTGATACGTTCATCATTGAACGCCTTTTTCAGCCTGTTCAGGTTCGCTCTGTCTGCCTTTGCGTCCTTGATCTGATCATCTGTATATGCCAAAGACTCATAGAACTTAACCTTATCTGTAAGCTCCGCCTTAAGCTCCTCATAGTTAAAATCGATCTTTTCCGGTATTGTTACCTCATTCACTCTTAATTCCATGTACATCCTCCCACCATAGCCAGTTCATACTGACCATCTTTGTTTATTTTCATCATGCTCATGATCCGTTCTGTCTGTTTCTGTCTCTCCTCTTCACAGTCGCATCGCTCTCCCGGATCAAGATTTGCTCCGCAGTTACTGCAAATTCTGTAATACATTTTTCTCTCACCCCTTTACTATATTTCCGGTAATTTCAGTGCCGGTGCTTTTTTCATCTGTACATGCTCCCAGAACTTTGATTCTTCCTCGATCAGATACTTGATATCTTCTTCAACCTCCGACCGTTCTATCGGATAATGTCTTGTCTGTAAGTACACATTCTCTCCATATACAGATTTAAGCTGTGCCTTAAGTATTACGAAGTCAAACTCTGTAACCATCAGGTAATGCAACACCTGTATGTAATAGTTATCCGGTATCCTGTGATCCCACTTCTCTTTTTGCATGGACTGTAAGATATTCGTCGTCTTACATTCCCATATGCCTTTACGACCATCCTGATCTATGAGCCATCCATCAAGAGATGCATGTGCCCACGGATACTTGTCATTGAACCAAATGTTATTCTCTTCATAACACACTTGGTATTCCGGATAGTCCAGTTTGAACAATTCCCGGAGAAGCGGCTCGGCTTCTGTTCCATATTTCACATATGGCCTATCCGATATATCGACCGGTTCAATTCCATATGCTTTTTCTTTCCAAAGCTCCACATTGCTTTTATATGGGTTCATTCCCACAATAGCCGAAGCATCCGAACCGCCGATCTTGGTCCTTGCCTTGAGCCATTCTTCATGACTGGATAATACTTTCATCTCAACCATGCTTTTCTTCTCCTGCCTACCAGATAAGGGAGTGTCAGCAGCACTCCGACAAATGCCTGTCCAAGGTGTGCATACCACGGTTCCATGATCTTCATTTCTTCCGCAAATGCCACCGAGCTTGCCGCTCCATACACCAGAACGAATCCAGCAAAGAACATGATCCCAACAGCACATTTACATATCTTCTTTTTCACTACCAACTCACCCCTTTCCTTTCATCCCATAGCCTGTATGAGATCATTTAACTGCTCTATTGTGATGCCCTGTCTCGCCGCAAGCTTCCCGGGAGAAATGTTATAAGTCCAGATGCTTGACATCTTGATCGCATCACCAATATCTAGTAAGTTTCTCTGCATTCCGATCCGGATAAACTGAGGGGAGCATCCCATCACTTCAGCCGCCTGATTCGGTGTTATCTTCTTTACCATGTCGATTTCTCCTTTCTTCTCTTGATTTCCAAATGTCGAAAATCAACCTTCCGACAAATGTTCCAATGGCTATGCCAATAGCTGCTCCTATCAATCCCATCACTGCAAGTCTGATATAATCGCACCAAAGATCTCCCATGAAGTACGGCTCCTTGAGTTTCTTTTTAATCTTTTTGAGCATCGCTTGATCTCCTTTCAGCTTATTGTGTGATATACTCCTATTACAGGCTCCTGCCAGAGCCGAGTAATGCAAGGAGGTAAAACCTATGAAACTTAAGACGTTTGATGAATTCATGAATTCTATCTCAGACGATGAACTAGATGAAATTTCCCAAGATGCCGTAATGACAGCCAATGAGAATCCTGAATCTAATTTCTCTACCCAATTAGTAACTGCTAGTTTTTTTATGAGCACTAGACTTCTTCGTCGTTATCATGAATGGCTTTCCGAACAGTTTGAGCAAATACCTTAGAAGAAATTTCTATGTTGTCTGTCAATTTGCCAAACATATGGGGCTCCAGCAGCTTTCTGATTGTCTGGAGCTCTTTTTTTATCTGCAAAAGCTCTGTGTATATCTTCTTTATCATGTCTCTCCTTTCCATCCATTTTAATTGGATTCTGACGGTAAAAAAATATAGTCTAACGGCATATCATACAGTCTTGACAATTCCTTAGCCTGTGAGATTTTAGGTTCTGATGTACCCTTTTCCCAACTAACAATAGTCTGCTTGCCTACTGCCATATGTTTTGCTACTTCTTCCTGTGTCATTCCTGCATTTACTCTTGCTGCCGCTAAACTAATCTGGATCTTTTTCTGTGTTTTCAATTTTGCTCTCACTTCCTTTCTGTATCATGTTCATATTGTATATCCATTTTAATTGGATGTCAATACTAAAATTCATTTTAATTGAACTTTTTGTTGCTTAATATACATTTTTGTTGTATTATATGAATATATCAGAAACAGGGAGGTGCTCCTAATGTCAGACGAAAAACAAAAAGAAGTTTTTGCACGAAATCTGAATAAATATTTAGAAAAAAGCGGGAAAACACAAAGAGAAGTTGCACAAGCAATCGGTGTTATTCCAACTACATTTAATACATGGTGTCTTGGTCAAGCTTTACCACGAATGGGTAAGGTTCAGTTATTAGCTGATTATTTTGGTATAAATAAATCTGATCTAATTGAAAACAAGCAAGATTCAGAATACTATCTTGATCCGGAAACAGCTAAAAAGGCACAGGAGATTTTTGAGAACAAGCAGCTCTCTCTTCTCTTCGATGCCGCAAGGGACGCAGAGCCAGAGGACTTGGAGACAGTTCACACAATGCTCATGGCTCTCAAGAATAAAGAGAAACGATAATAATGTACAAAAAACATCCCACAATATTTGTTATTATATCTACGACTATGTTACAAGGGGGATGAGTTAATTGTATGATATAAATGTACAGATGATGGATCTGAAGTCTACAAAAGTTAAAGAAACTGTTACCTGCAATGAAGATGGTTCATATACTATCTTTCTTAATACACGATTCACACAGGAGCAGCTTAACGATGCTTATATCCATGCACTCAACCATATTATCAGAGCGGACTTCGATAAACACACTAGCTCTGTAGATACAATTGAGGCTTATGCGCATGAATTTTGTAAAAAGGGGGAATAAAGATACATATGATAATACCAAATATGTTTAAAAAGAAAAACAACACCAAAAGAGATACAAATAAAAATGAAAAACTGAATTCATTTGGAGAACCATTAAACCACCTCATAGATGGTGAACTCCCTTGGGGTTGGATATCCGCAAATAAAGAATTCATTGATAAAACCCAATCAGAATATAAATATTTTTTAAATGAATGGAACGACAGTATAAATAAGTCTCCAAAAAATAAATATTCTGCATTAAAATCTTTATTATCATATATTAACGATATTCAAACACGATGTAATTCTCTAGGTGAATGTTTTGCATATTGGTGCAATAACTGTTTGCTTACAGATACTCTCACAGCTAAGCTTGAAAGTACTTATAATGACTTATCAGAAAATTTACTTGAGTTACAAAAAGAATATGAAAAAAAACAACATTTACTGCAAAATTTAGAAGAAAACCTGTACGTTTTTATTAATAGTAATAATGGCATCCTGCAAAAAGATATATATTCTCATTTTGGACCAGAGATAAAAAATAATATTGCTGACATACTTTATCAATGGGAAAAAGAAAAAAAGATAAACAGAATAAAGTCAGGGAACACATATATTATCACTGTTAACAACTATTAGAATATTCAATGTTCTATTTTCAAAGAAAAAAGTATATAAAAATCCCCCAGATGCTACCAACATCTGAGGGAAGTTACCCACAAACCGAAGGCTTATGAATAACGCTCTAAGCAAGCTACATTATATCACAAGCCTTCTCATTTTGATAGGCTTATTTTTTATGCCTATTTTTAAGATAAGAAAGGATGATTGATATGAGAAATGCAAACGGATTCGGATCTGTGTATAAGCTGTCTGGAAAACGCAGGAAGCCATGGATTGCTCGTAAAACGAAAGGATGGGCTATTGACGAAGAATCAGGAAAGGCTAAGCAGTTATATGCTACCATCGGCTATTACAGTACCCGGGCAGAAGCTCTTACTGCTCTGACCAATTATAATCAGAATCCCTATGATATTGATACCGTAAATATTACATTCTCTGAACTCTATGATAAATGGTCAGATATACATTTTCAGGAAATAGTACCATCTGCCGCAAGAACATGGGTATCTGCTTACAATCACTCAAAGCCACTCTGGGACATGCGAATGAGAGATATTCGTCCTAATCACATGGAGGGAACGATCCGGAATGCAGATGTTGGTCAGAGTACGAAGCAAAGAATGAAATCTCTCTACAACATGCTCTATAAATATGCTATGAAGCTGGAGATTGTTGATAAGAACTATGCCCAGATGTGTGATTCCATCAAGCATGGAAAGTCTCAGATCATTCGTGTTCCATTTACACCGGAGGAAATAGATCTACTCTGGAAGAACATAAACTATGGTGTTGTTGATATGATTCT